TTCAGCCGAATATCAAGCGTCAGAAGACATACGAGTTGACGGTCAAGGCCAATGCCATCGCTACGCTCATCTCTCATGGCTTCTATGGCGAGGCGGTCATCAAGAACATTCCGCTCTTTGACGATCCGCAGCAGGTTTGGGCAGATTCGAAGGATGGCATCGAGAAGTTCCAGAAGTCTCTCTATGAGAAGGGCAATTCCGGCGAATCCTACAACGGCGAAGGCTTCTACCAGAACAGACCGACTGCGAATAGCGCAGAGGGTGGAACTGGCGAGACCGCTCCCAACGCTGACAGGCGGTCCGCTGACGAATCCGACCAGACGGAGAACAGCCCGACCATTGATAAGAGGTGATGCTCATGGCTTACCTTACCTTCGATGAGATCAATGCACTTGGCTATAAGAGACGGTCTGAACCGATAGATGAGTATTTCCTTGTCATGGACATCCCAAAGCCTGCGCTCAATAGGCGAGTGGCGCTTGCAAGGCGAATCAAAACAGTCGTTGTTGACTACCTTAAACTCATAAATGACTATCTTGGGACGCTTGGCTCCTACACCTTCGACATCGCTCAGAGATACCTTGAACAAGGGCTTAGAGAGGCCATCGAGGATACTGGTCATGAGATTGATGATTATCTCGCTGAGTACATCGTATCCACAGCCTTCCGAATTAACGATGTTTCCAGGAGAAGGATAAGGCCGACCACTGTCGAAGAGGATGTTGCCACTGCTGACAATAATAATAGAAGAAACACTGTCGAGCCGGACGATGAAATACCCGAAGGCGATACGGAAGAGAGGGAAGATGAGGACGAGTTGCTTCCTTATTTTATGTACTTCAATTCCGAGGACAGGGCTGAGTTCATTGCCGAAGATGAAGCAAATTCCATCGAGGGTTACGAGGACTTTCTTGTCGCCATGATGAGAGGCTTCACTACGAAGACCTGGAACACGATGCAGGACAAGCGTGTCAGAGATACGCACGTCAAAGCAGAAGGCCAGACGGTTCCGATTGGCGAGTTCTTTCACGTTGGCAATGCCTTGCTGATGTTCCCACGAGATACCGTCAATGGTGCTGACTACCCGGAAGAGTTGGTGAACTGCCGGTGTTGGCTCACATTCGGTGGATGAATTTCATAACAATAATCAGAGGTCCTTTCGTGGGCCTCTTTTTATATATCGTGCGGAGATGCACGTTAAAAAGCGCAAAAACTCCTAACAAATTTTTCACTAACAAACCGACAAGAGAATGTCGTTAAACACGCAAAAGTGCGGAGATGCACTCTAAAAAGCGCAGAAAGGACCAGTAATGCCCGAAGAGATCAACAACAACAACCCCGAAGTCGTAGTCGAAGAGAACAATCCTGTTGAGCCGAAGAACGAGCCTTCCGTGCAGGACCTCATGAATCAGATTGCGTCCCTCAAGAGAGCTGTCGATAAAGCTACCGGCGAAGCTTCTGATTACAAGAAGAAGTGGCGTGAGACTCTGAGCGCAACTGAACAGGCATCTCAGGAGAAGGCAGAGGCTGCTGCTGCTGAAGCTGAGAGAGTGAAAGGACTTGAAAGACAGGTCGCACTTTATGGCCTTGAGAAGCAGTTCTCCAGACTTGGCTACTCCCCGGAAGACGCTACGAAGGCTGCTGCTTACCAGTATGACGGCGATACTGATTCGCTGTTCAAGTTGCAGGAAGGCATCCAGAAAGCCAGAGAAGCAAAACTTCGTGAAGACATCGAGAAGGAAATCTACAAGAACATTCCCGACCCGAAACAGGGTACTGGAAATGCAGAGGAGGATCCCTTCATCAAGGGCTTGCGGTCCGTTAAGTCGCCCTACGCAAGATAATTTTTCTGCAATAAGCAGAGGAGGAAAGAAACATGCCGGTTAATTATGCAATTAAGTATGCCCCTTATGTTGATGAGCGGTTCGTCCTTGGCTCTCTTACCAACTCCCTCGTCAACCAGAACTTTGACTGGGTCGGTGTCCAGACCGTCCGTGTCTTCTCTCGTGACCTTGCTGCACTCAACAACTACACTGCCACCGGCACTAACCGTTATGGCACTCCGGCTGAACTTGGCAATGCGGTGCAGGAGATGACCCTGAGCCAGGACAAGTCCATGACCTGGACCATCGACCGCAAGACTGAGCAGGACACTGTCGGCACTATGGAAGCTGCTGCTACCCTTGCCGAGAACGTGGACAACGTCATCATTCCGTACATTGACACTTACCGTCTTGGCGTTATCGCCGGTGCTGCTCCCGCTGAAGGTACTGTCTCTGGTGCTTCCCACACCGTGACCAGTGCGTCTACCGCTTCCAACGCATACACCAACTTCCTTGCCCTCCAGGAGGTTCTTGACAATGACAAGGCCCCGGTCGGTGGTCGTGTCGCTGTTGTCACTCCCGGCTTCTACAACCTTCTGAAGCTTGACCAGAACTTCATCCGCTCCGCAGACCTCTCCCAGAGAATGCTTCTCAATGGTCAGGTCGGTGAGGTCGATGGCGTTCCGATCATTAAGGTCCCGACATCCTATATGCCTGCAAAAACTGACCTCATCATCACCAACCCGATTGCTGCTCCCGGCCCCATCAAGCTTCAGGAGTTCAAGATTCATGACGATGCCCCCGGAATCTCCGGTAGTCTCATTGAGGCCAGGGTCCGTTTCGACTGCTTCGTCCTCAACAAGAAGAAGGATGCAATCGCCGTTCACAAACTGCCGACTACGTGATAATCGGGAGGTTGCCTAATGTACAAAATGAGGAGGGGCAATGAGACTTTCGTCCTCACCAATCCGGCCCATGTTGCTGCTTTCAAGCACGTTGGATGGGAATTGGTGGCTGAAGAGGAGAAAGAAGTTGAGGCCACACCCGAAGTACATGAGGAGGTCCCGAAGAAACGCACACGGCGAAAGAAAGCCGAATAAGCGAGGTGCGGATATGGCTGCGACATTTGATGAATTGAAAGCCGAAGTCCTCAGCGGTCTTGTCATCGAGATTTCTGATGAGCCGACCTTCAATGAGGCAAAGCTGAGAGAAAAAATCAATAACGCCTTCCGGGAGGTAAAGCGTGAAAGGCTCCGTGGCATTGGTGGTGCGTATCCCTCTTACTACACAGAGGAGATGCAGGTCGCTGACATGGAGCAGTTCTATTCCAACATCCGCACCATTGCTCTGTATGACTACAACCAGATAGGGCTTGAGGGCCAGACATCATCGACAGAAAGTGCTATTACGAGGACCTACGTGAACCGTAATAGTCTTTTTAACGGTGTTGTCCCCCTCTCGCCTGTTATCTGACGATGGGATTGGTGCGTGTCGCATGGTTTACCTCCCACGATTTGCTGTGCGGTGCAAGGGACTCCGTTTATGTGGAGAGGGGTTGGTTTTAAATGACACCGGAAGTGATCGAAATTATGAAATGGGCTTTCACGACTCTGCTGACGGTCATAACGGTGTACGTTGCGGTGAGCAATTTTAATCGCAGTAAAGCCGAAAGTGACAAGTCGGAACTGGAAGAGCGTGTGAAGCGTGAAGCCAGAACGGATGCGAAACTCGATGAAAGCATACAGCTTGGGCGAGACACAAAAGAATCCGTTTCTGAACTAAGACGAGAAATCGGTTCACATAGCGATCGCATTCTTCGGACTGAGGAATCTCTGAAGTCCTTGCATAAAAGGGTCGATACGATGGAAAACCGACTCAACCTGTTGAAAGAGGGTGATAGGCATGAGTGAAAACGATAGAAAGACAATCATGGAGCGACTTCGTAGCTGGCCTGTCTGGGTCGCTGTAATCGGCCAGGTTGTTACGATTGTTGCTCTTGTTAACCCTGATATTGCCGAGGTTGTGAGGGTGGTAATGACTTCCCTGGGAACCATTGCTACTGCTTTTGGCATCCTCAACAATCCGGCGAGTTCTGAAAACTTCTAAGGTGGTGTTGCCCCATGCGTACTGCAAGAAAGAACGAGCAGAGAATATGGTATTCGGTTTTGTCCTCTGAATCTGACGGTTATAAGACCTGTGACGATGGAGAGGACCTTTTTATTTTGGTAGACGGTGAACGTGTGCCGGTTGAGACTGGCGTCCCTCACGCTACCTACACAAAGCCTGTAGAAGATACAGCCCATATCACTCCGCTTGGTTCTGAATCGTATGCAAGGGGCAACAAGGCTTTAGACGAATATTATGGCGTTGATGTAAGTAAGTATGAAGCACTTATCGTTGCTGTGAAGGGAACGCTTGATCTTAATGAAACTGCTATTGTGTGGCATCAGCATGAGCCTGTTTACCTCTCTAACGGTTCTGTAGACCCATTATCGGCGGATTATCAGGTAAGGCGTGTTGCTTATTCCCTGAACAACGAATTGTTCCTTATGACCAGACAGGAGCGTGGTGGCGATGGTAATTGAGATCAATCCTCTGTCTACTAAGTCGATTGAAGCGGCTATTAAGCAGATAGAGGACTATCGCAACTCGCTTGAAGGCAAATGTAAGGAACTTATTCAGCGACTGGCTGAGATAGGTGTTGAGGTAATCGAAACGAACATTACTTCTGCACAGACAGATGATTCCGATAAGACACATAAGATTGACAAGGACACGAACAACACTAAGGGCCACGCCGAACTTGTTCTCAAGGTAAAGGGCGAGGATTTGGTCTTTATTGAGTTTGGTGC